CTCTGCACCGACAGCCACGGCGCCCTGCGTAACACGCTCATCACGCCACAGTTCCTCAGGCTCAACGGGCAACAGCGTGTTGAAACCGTTGTACTTGTGAACGACCCAAGTGTGTTCGCCCTTGCGGAGTTTCAATCCGCACAAGCAACAAGCACCGTCAAGAGGGTTGGGGTTGATGTTCTCAAGGACGAGGACTTCAAGTTCAAGACCTTCGGCAAGCACCCGCTTTTCAACTTGGTACTTCAGTTGCTTTTTCAGGTTCCCTCCCACAAGGAGAGTGTATCCCGTGGATGCCCCAGCGTCAACTATCAGATTTGGGCGCGAACATTGGCGTTCAGGGTCCTCAACGCATCAATGGACATACGGACCGACATGAGTTTTTCCCGCTTTGCCTTCATCAGCCCCTCAGCCATCTTGTACGCATAGAGGGTTTCAGCCATAGACAGGTCGGCTGTGGCTTCCCGTTCCCGAATGGACCCGCTGGCAGACAGGTACGCCTTCGCCCATTTCGCTTTGTGAGTCGCTTCGGCTTCAGCGAACTGTTGCGCGAGTGTCTCAAATTCTTCTGTCTCGTTTTCCAGCACCACCAGCAGACGGAGGATTTCTTCTTCAATCTCGCCTTGCGTAATTGGCGCTGTTCTCATTCTTCGTCCTCAGGATGTTTGCGGAGGTCAGCGAACAATGCTTGGTCGGTGACGCCACACGCATCCGCGATGGTGCGGTATGGGACGCGGAGATTGCGGAGTCGGCGTACAACTTTGCGTCGCATCTTGCCGAGTCTGATGACGGACTGTTGGTGTTCGCGCATCATCTGTGTGAGTTGGCGACATTTCTCCAAGTCGCCTGCTTCGTTGTTGGTGTCCACCTGTTCGGTGAATGAGACTTCTCCAAAGTTGGTCACAGTCGCTCCTTCGTTACTGCGGTTGATTGAGGTGGGTTCAGTCTAGTTGTTGAGTGTGCGGAGGAATGCCTCGCCTGCGGGGGTGATTTTGCAGATGCGTTGCAGTTCCCCAGCCGACGAGCGGGCGCTGTCACCCGTTGGAGCAATGTACCCCTTTGCCCGTAACTCTGAGAGACGCTTCCAGTAGCAACAGCGAGGCTTCTTCGCCAGCCCTGTCACCTCACCAGCCTCCTCATCGGTGAACCCGCGACCACCAGCGAATGCTCGGAGCAGAATGATTTGCTGTGACGGTGAACGCCTCGCCGCCGAAACCCCAGCCTTCTTGCTCGTAATCGGGTCACTTGTTCTGAACATCGGAATGATGATTGCTTCGTTTACTGTCTCTCTGCTTCCACCGAGTCCGACCGATGGATGAAATAGTTGGTCACTCATTGATTCTCCCCTCAACGATAATGATGATTTTGTCCTCTTTGCTTCGTGATGGCGCATTGAAGATGATTGCTTTTACATACTCCCCTGTGTCATCAGGGAAAACATTAGCATCAACCATTCCGTCAATCGCGGCTTTCACCGCTGGCATACACGCCGCCGTGTCCTGTAACCGCCCCCTCAACTCCAGCGCCACCTCTACTCTGGCGCCAATCAGTTTCGGCAACCCTGTCACGGAGGCAAACAGTTGCCTCCATTTCTTCGTGTTCTCCGCCCGCTTCCAACGGTTCCCTGCGCGTTCAGCGTTGACGGTCCACGGTCGCATCGCCACCTCGTAGCGAATCCATGCACGGTCGCCGTTGATTTCGGTGATATGGCTGATGGTCATTCAGCGAGGCTAGTTTTGGCGTCTGCGGAGCAAACCTTTTTCTACGGCTTCGGCGGGGTTCGCATGAACCCATGCGTGGCACGGGTGGCAGAGGTGAAGCAGGTTGTCGGGTTCGTGGGACCCGCCTTGTGAGCGTCTGAGGACATGGTGGACGGCTTCTCCTGCGCCTGTGCAGACGGCTGTGCGTCCTTCGCATCTGCCCTGTGACCGTGCGGACACTTCTTTGCGGGATTTGACGAGCCGACCATCGGTTTTGGTCTTGCGTTTGATGGGGGACCGTTTGATGGGTTTCTGGGACCGCTTCAGAGGGGTCCTTTTGAGCGGTTTTCTAGGCTTCAAGTGCTGGGAGGCTGTCTGAGGGTTTCAACGCATTAGACGGGTCCCCAGCCACCTCTGCGAGCCTTTTACGGTCAATGTGCTTGGCTAGTTCCTCGTACATCTTCAAGAAATTGGACCTCAGGACCTCTTGGTTCATGGACATACAAATGTTCCGCCAGCCGAGAGATTGGACGACCGCGGCTGTAGTCGCATGAGCAAATTCAGGCACCCCCTGCATCCCGAGACGACTCACCTGCGTCATCACATCGTTCCACGCCGCGGTCGCGGGCGGAGATAATACACCCTGAGTCCGCGCCACCGACTTCAGCACCTCAGCCGCGGATGGGAAGAATGCTGATTCTCGGACAATCTCCCGACAGCCCTCCATCACCCGCTGATAATCCAATTCACCTAACACCTCATGGAACACCCGAGCAGTATCTTTCGTTACCGCCACATTCGGGTATGCCGCCGACAAATACGCCAACATTGATGCAGTCTCATGCTTGTTCATCGTTTACAAACTCCATAATTCCTGCATAGCCTCGGGGACGGTTCGCCAGTTGCGTCCGCTCAGCCTGCAACCTCATCGTGTCAAACTTCTGCCTCAACTTCTTCGGTGACAAAATGTTCGCCCGCCAAAACGAATCGGACTGACACCACCGAATACAACCCTCAACCTCCTCAACCGTGCGCCCATCCAAACGCATGATGCGCTCCATCTCCTCAACCCATGCCTCCGAGATGTTCGGGGGACGGCACCCGTTCTCCACCATCAGCCCCGCCAGCAACTCACACAACCGACGAGCATCAAGCGTCACTTGCGACACGGTTTCTATGTACGGTTCATGTACGGTTATGTACGGTTTGGGTGCATCTGTTGCACCCCGTTCGGAATGTGTTGCACCCCGTTCCTGCACCTCTTGCACCCCGTTCATGGCACCAGATGCACCCCGTTCATCCACGACCTGCACATCCTGCACCCCGCGAACACGGTCCAACCGCAAGTTATACCCCCGAGGGCGACGGTCAGAACGCGAAATATACGCCTGCACAATCCGCTGGTCACAAGCCTCAATCAGACCCAACTCCTCCAACGCATCCAACTGATACCTGATAGCCCGCTCCGACAACAGCGTGTACCGCTGAATAGTCGCCACAGATGGAAACGCCGACGAACCATCAGGACGAGCATGATTCGCTAAAGCAACCAACACCAACTTCTGTGTCGGACTATCGCATGGCGCCTCATTCAGAACCCAAGCAATCGCCTCAATGCTCATTCATCCCAACCCAACTCTCGCGCCCGCCACACAGACGGCGCATGGAACGCCTCTACAGCCTTTTTCGTCGCCATATCCTCGTACAACCGAACGATATGAACACAGTATTCACCGAAAGGCTCAAGTTCTTCATCTTCCGCCGCTGTCACAGGCACCAAATCGTGCGTAGCGCAACACGGCGGTCCACAAAACCCGAGGTCATACCCCAGTTTGAGCCATTGGTCAAAGGTCAAAACGGTTCTTCTTCAGCGAACATCGGTTGAGTCTCCACGACAGGATTCATCAACGCATCAATGACGACCGATGCCTCCTGCGCGTTCAACTGGTTCAAGGTCCGCACATCCCGCTTCAACAGGTTGGTGCAGAACTCTGCAAGGTTCGTGACCTGATGCTCCTTCGCCAGTTTCGCGATGAACGCCTGCTGTTTGTCGGAGATGGGATTACCCGCGTTTGCCTTCTTCGGGGCGTCTCCTGACGCTGGGCGAGCCTGTACAGGACCTTTTGATGCGGGGGGCGCACCAGCGGGCGAACTGGACACTTTCGTCTGTGTGACAGCCCTGACTTGTGGGCGAGGCGAATCATCGTTCGCTTCCTTTGACCACAGGTTCAGGCAGATGCCGAAACGCATCGCGGCGTTACGAAGGAAGTCTCCAATCAACTCCTTTTCGTAGTCACCCTTGTCTGCTCGCGCGGACCCGACACCAATCATGTCCTTGCCGTGAATGGTGAGGATTCCCCACATCGTTGCCATGCCGTTGTCAATGTGGATTGCGGGACGACCTTCCGACCATCCGCACGGTTGCCACGACCACAGCGGGTCAATCTTGATGAGGATTCGGGTGATTTCAGCATGGCTGACATACGCCAAGTTGACGCCTCCACGCTGAATGTATCCGACGATGGACGCATCTGGCTGGGCGTACCATTCCAGAACTGTCGCCAGTTTCTCGCTCGTATCGTTACTCACTTATTGCTCCTTTCAGCATCCGCATCGTGCGGAATGGTTTTCCTTGTTTGAGATATTGCTTCGCCAACTCAGGATGGTCAGCCTTGAACTGCTTGGTGTCAAACGATTCTCTCCCTGCCGTCTGCTTCCACGAAATCGCTGGAACACCATTCAGCGTCCCAACATCAGCCTCTAACAATAGCCG